AAAAATACGATTAATAAATAGTTACCCGCAATCAGGCTCGGCTCGGCTGCGGTACAATTAAATAGGCGGGCGCAAAGGAGAAAAGTAAATGAGAACCATTGAAGAAAAATATTTGAACGATCCGGAATTCCACTCTTTAGTAGATATGATGTACCATTTGATTGGCACAAAAGATTATTCGCCTTCCGAATTAAGAGAAGCTGCAATGCTTGCGTCTATCAAATTTCAGATGGTAAACGCAAGAAAATACGTTTTTACATATGCGGAAGGCGAAAAGGTAATACATGAAATTGATCGATTAAGGGAGGAAATACAATTAAAGATGCAGCCGATTGCGCCCGCTAAGACAGAGGAATCGCGATGAATAGAGCGAGCCGAGCCAGCGGGCCTTACAGGCCCTTCATTGCGGGTAACGCGAGCGAACTCTTTGCCTTGCTGCCCGTCATGTCCGCCGAGCCTGACAGACGGGCAACAAGTCGAAGTTTGCCATCCTGACACCATGGCAAAAACAGAATGAACGCGAGTGGTGTCAGGACGGGCAAACCGTTCGCTCGCGTTGTCCAAAACGACCCCGCCAGCTATGCTGCGGGACGAATTAAATAGTTTGGCGCTGGAGAAACTTATGGGAATATGCAAAGAGTGTCACGGTCAACCGCTAAGATATGGAATGGCTCCACATCATCACGATATCAAACGAACCGGCTCCATTATAGGAAGCACTGTGCTTGTACCTAAAGAATCTTGGCCTAAAAACTTTTCTCCCGATCCTGAAGAAGAGGGAGCCGGTATTTATACATGTGAGCATTGCAATGGAACTGGCAAAGAACCCTTGGAGCCGTATGATGAAGACGAGTGCCCGCATCAATATCGTTTCGAACATCGAGGATATTTAAGATGCAGAAATTGCGGCGCAGTCTATAATGAATCAACTTGCGAATGGGAAAAAGCGCCAAATGAATAATTTTGGAATCGCAATGAATAGAATAGCTGGCGGGTCGGCCTTCCAGGCCTTCGTTTTGACCAACGCATCGCGCCGATCGTCGGTCTGGTCGATTACGCACGCGACGTGCGCATCGACCAACCCGTCGCAAGGTGCCACGCCCACCGAAGCGGTGTGGCGCAGCACCTCTGCGCGATGCGATGTGTCGAAATGGCCCCCTTGAGGAAATTTAAATGAGTGGCGGAATAAAAAGCAAAAGATCGGGTGATTTTGGCGAATCCGTTGCTCGCTACGCGCTCAGGGAATTCGGCGTGCGCATGATTGAAAAAGTCAATACTCCATGGAAAGTATTGTGGAAAAACGGTCACCCGGCCCAGGCGTTCGTCATTGAAAAGGTTTCCGGCGACTTCATCGGGATCGGTGCGGGTGGCAAGAAGGTTCTTGTCGAAGTGAAATTCCGGGACAATTGCCTTTCGTTGTCCGACTTTGAAAAACACCAGATCGACGCGCTCGAAGAAAATAATCAGCTCGGCGGGATCTCGCTTGTTGTGTGGGTGACGCACAAAACGTGGAATATTTACTATTGGCCGTCCATGGTCCTTAAAAAAGGCGCGCCGATCAAACCGGGAGAAAAACAAGGACTACAAATGTCGAGAGAATATTAACATTAACTGAGGAGGTTGCGATGGATTTGAAAGATATGTTCGCTGACGAGAGTATTTGCGTTCGGAAAGCCGACAAAGAACTATTCGTCCCGCTGGCTGGTGAAGAGCGCGAAGCGGCGGTCACGGATTTGACAGGCGCTATAAAGCGCCGGAGCGACCTGCAGGACCGCAAAAAATCGTTAGACACTTCATTATCCGACCAGATCAAAACCGAGGACGGATATATCGTCAACATCGGCGAAAAGCTTCGCGAGGGCGTTCTCCGTAAAATTGAATGCAAGGAATTCTTTTTCTGGAAAGCCGGAAAAGTTTATACGATCCGCATGGATACCGGGGAAATCATTGGAGAGCGCGCCGTAACCCCCGAGGACGCCCAAACAAAGTCGACCGATATCGAAGTTCCGACCAGGGAAATCCCCGAAGATTTCAAAACAAAGATCCTTGCACTTGAGGACAAAACCGAAAAGACCGGCGCCGAAGAAACGGATGTTGAGATTATCGAAAACATCACGAGCGGGGGCGAAGCGGTCGAGACATCCGACCAGGCCGAACAATCCGGCGGCAATGGCGACGATGGTCCTGTCGATCAAAATTATAAATCGGCAGACGAACCGAAAGAAAAAGCGGCATAGATATGACCGACCGAGAAATAAGGATCGAGTCGATGAAGCCGTTATTTTCCCCGAGGTCTATTATGCGATATCTGGACCTTGACGGGAAAGACGAGTCCGTCATCCGAAAATTCCAGAAAGGACCAGAACGTGAAAAATAAATTAGCAGATTTGAACGATCACCTGTTCGCCCAGCTTGAGCGGCTGAGTGATGAGGAGATCACCAGCGAAAAGCTCGATGCCGAACTCAGTAGAACCGAAGGAATTTGTAAAATTGCCCGACACATCATCGATAATGGCCAGCTTGTGCTCGATGCGAACGTCGCCATACAGGAGCATAATACGGGAAGAATTCCGCAACTCGTCGGACCGGTGGAAAAATAATGAAGGGGAAAAGATTGTTGTTTTCAAAAGAGCAAATCGCTTTCATTAAAAAGTTCTATCGGAAATTTCCTCCCAAATATGTCGCCGAAGGATTAAATGAATGCTTCAATTTGGATTTGAAAGAAGGCCAGGTTCGATCGTTCATTCATAATCACGGTATCAAATCGGGTCGGAACTGCTGTTTTCAAAAAAACCATCTGCCATGGAACTACGGAACCAGGGGAATGGGAATTTGCAAAGGGAACTCCGGAAACTTTAAGAAAGGGCACATCTCGCAAAATCGGAAGCCGCTTTGGAGCGAGCGGATTGATCCTGACGGATATGTCTGGATCAAGGTCCAGAAGCACGATCCCAATACCGGATCCCCGACGCGGTACATGCTCAAGCATGCCTGGGTTTGGGAAAAAGTATACGGTAAACCTCCCAAGGGGTCGAATATTGTTTTTAAAGACGGGAATCGGACCAATTGCGATATTAAAAATCTTATTCTCGTTTCTGATGCCGAATTAGCGGTAATGAATAGGCATGAAGGCTTTGGCGCTGCGCCTGCAGAACTTAAAGAGTCGATAATCATGTTGACAAAATTAAAAGTAAAAGCGTCAACCTTAAACCGGGCGAATTCGGGAAGGACTCTATGACCTTTTTTCCTGTTGAAAAACCGTGCGATAAATGCGGCCGGGAATTCCTCGCCTCGATTCCGGGGCAAACAACCTGTACGCAGTGTCTTATTATCCCGAGCCGGAAAAATATTATAAGGCCCGAACAAACAATAAAACCAGAAGGAGAAATTATGGCTATCACAGCGGAAGAAAAAATATGCATTGATTGCAAAAAACCGTTCAAGCCGACCAGCAATGTTCAGAAACGGTGTCTGGATTGCGGCAAGATTCATGCTCGGGAATATGGAAAAACTTATAGGAGGCCCTCTTCGGAAGGTCGACCAAAAGCTACCACGCCTCCGAAGCTAACAAAGATTGAAACCGTAGGAGGCGACGACTCTGTGGTCCTTCGCATGCTCGTCGCCGCCGGTTTAGTGACGGAAGAAAAAATCCAAGCCGCCCGGGAAATTGTTGGGAAGTTGAAAGCATAGAATTGTTTTAAAACCAAAACCAGAAAGGGCACATCATGCTAATCAAAATCACAAACATCGTTCCGTCCCCATTTCAGAAGCGGACGGAATTCACGAACATCGAGAGCCTGGCAGCCGATATAAAAGCACAGGGGCTTTTGTCGCCGATTATCGTGCGCCGGACGCTGGATGATCCGGAAAATAAATACGAACTGATTGCCGGAGAGCGGCGTCTGCGCGCTTATCGATTGCTCGCAATCGATAACGGAAACTATTCCGAAATCGAGGCAGTGGTCCGCAAGGATTGCAGCGACGACGAAGCGCAGTCGATTCACCTCTCCGAGAACCTGCAGCGCGAGGGAATATCGCCGCTTGAAGAGGCCGCCGAACTCGCGCAGCTCCTCGAGCATTGCACGCTCAAACAGGCCGCGGAATATCTCGGACGGTCCGCTGGCTGGATCGCAAAACGCGCGAACCTCGCGAAGCTCTGCCCGAAGTTTATGGCCGCTTATGCCAAGAACGATAAAATCAAGTTGTGGCCCATCGAAGCCCTTGAGCTCGTCGCTCGCATGCCTGCGAAGGTGCAGGAAGATATTCTCTCCCGAAATGATCGTCATGTTCCTACGGTTAAAGAATTGGCAAAAGAAATAGCCGGGCGCATCATGAAACTTTCATCGGCGACCTGGCCAAAGGACGACTGCCAGAAATGCCAGAAACGGACCGCGGCCGCCCCGGACCTGTTTGCTGAAATAAGCGTGGAAAAAGACGACCGTTGTCTTGATGCCAAATGCTTGGGCGAGCACACGGAGGCGGCGCTCAAGGCAAAAATGACCGAACTTAAGAAGGGCTGGGAAAAATTCTTTACCGTCGAAGGCGATTATAACGAATTCGACCCGATCCCCCGAAACAGCGAATTGAAAAATGGCGCGTTGAGTAGGTGGCAGATCAAAAAGGTGAAGGCCGGAACAAAAGGCGCGGTCCCCGCCCTGGTCGTCGGAGGAGCCGGGATCGGAGAAACGATTTATATCAAGCCGAATGAAGATTATACCGACAGGTCCGCGGCTCCAAAGGCTCCAAAATCGATGAAGGAAAAGCGGGCAGGACTGGAGAAGAGGCGGGTTGTAAAATATATCGGCATGCTTATCGCGATCATCGAAAAAATGGTCAAGGAAAAAATCGAGTTTCCGTATAAAACAATCGTCCCGCTTGTGTCTCTTTTCGGCGCAAAAACATTAAAGGGCGAAGAATCTCGATATGCCTCGAGTCCTTGGAAAAAAGTCTGCGAAGCATCCCCGATTGAATTGTTTGCATTTATAGCGCCCTGCATTATATATCATCTTCAAACGCAAATTTCCTGCGGTAATCCAAATAAAAAAGAAGTCGACATGCTTTCCGAATACCTCGGGATTCAATGCGATCGCGTATACGCCGACGCGGTCGCCGAGATTCCAGAGCCGAAGAGTTGGGCAAAGGATCCGCCGGAACCGAAAACCGAGAAACCGGAAAAAAGGAAATCGACGAAGAAAGAAAACAAACAATGATCCGATGTCCATTCGAAAACCATTGCACGGAAGAGGATATGTGCCGACTTACACCGAAGGTCCGTGAATCAATAATCTGCAAATATACAAAGCGGGTCGGCGTCGCACTGAATATTGAAACGCGGCGAAGGCATTTGAGAGAATGCGCGACAAAGAAAGGGATTAATCATGCCATTAAATGAAAGCCGGGGCCAAATGTATCCGTGGGTGACCCATACCCATACGCATCTCGGCGGCGAATGCCCGCACGCATGTTCATATTGCTACGTCGATACCGGCTTCATGAATACCCCGCGCCCGAAACGGTATTGCGGCCCGCTGCGCCTTATCGAGGAGGAATTCAAGGTCGATTATGGCGCCGGCAAGACGATTTTTATCGAGCATAAAAATGATCTTTTTTGCGCTGACGTCCCGCAGGAATTTATAAATCGAATTATCGTGCATTGCTTGAGCTACCCCGACAATACCTACGTTTTTCAGACGAAAAACCCGGCCCGATATTTGACAATGGACGCACTTTTGCCGGAAGGGTCGATTCTCGGCACTACCATCGAGACAAATCGGGATATGTCGAAAATAAGTAAGGCGCCAACTGCAGGAGAAAGGGCGCTTGCAATGTGTAGGCTTCCAAAAGAGATAAGAAAATTCGTTACGATTGAACCGGTCCTCGACTTTGACGTGGACATACTCGCCGGATGGATCGCCGATATCCGCCCGGAGTTTCTCAATCTTGGAGCCGACAGCAAGGGACACAATCTGCCGGAGCCGCCGATTGAGAAAATTTACGCGCTGATCGAGAAGCTCAAGGGGTACGGAATCGAATTGAGGGAAAAGCACAATTTGGAAAGATTGAAACGAATCAAATAATCCGTGGGGACGTACACCCCGCCGGCGCTGGTAATGGCCGGAATGCGGCAGGAGCGGCCTCCTGGTTAATGGTATGACCATGGTTGATGGACCCTGCCGCAGCGGGTTTTTATAGAAAGGGAATATGATTAAGAATTATACGTCCGACGTTCAGGTTGTTCGGTCTGTCGATCATATTGAAAGCAAACTCGTTGAGGCGGGCGCAACGAACGTCATGAAGCTTTATAAAGACAAATCGATCTCGGGAATAGCGTTCATTCTCGATTTCAACGGTAAACAATATCCGTTCAAATTGCCGGCCAGGGTCGAAGAAGTGGAAAAGATTTTTGCTGCGAGACAAAAACGGAATAGAACACTGACGGAATCAATGAGGGCTCAGGCGCACCGCACCGCATGGAAACTTCTCTCAGATTGGGTTGATATTCAATGCTCATTCATCGAAATGAAGCAGTCTCAATTCATGGAAATTCTGATGGCGTTTATTTATAACCCAATGAAAGACGAGACGCTTTTTCAATCATGGGAGAAAAGTGGTCGATTTGCCGAGTTGGAGTATAAACGATGAAAGCCCTCTCCATTCAACAGCCCTGGGCCTGGGCGATATTCCACGGCAAGCCCGTCGAGAATCGTTCATGGTATACGTCGGTTCGTGGGCGGATTTTAATTCACACAGGAAAAAAAGTAGATACCGAAGCGTTCTTTTGGATTGAAGACAAATTCGGATTGATAATCCCCCATGACCTTCCAACCGGCGGAATTGTCGGAGAGGTTGAACTGTACGATTGCGTTAAAAAATTCGATAGCCAATGGTTTTTCGGTCCCTGGGGCTTTTTAATGCGCAATCAAAAGGAATTACCATTCCGATCATGTCGTGGACAGCTCGGATTTTTCGAGGTTCCGGAATGAACGTCACCCGAGCCGCGAAAATCCTGTGTATAGCCCCCGAGACTGTCCGGCGGCTCATCCGGTCCGGGATTCTCAGGGCTGAAAAGCGCGGGCGGGCGCATGCCCTGGACGTCCAGCTTTCGGACGATCACCGCCTTACGGTCAGGGCATTGGCGGATTGTATGCATTGCTCGCCGCGCTGGGTGCGGTATCTCATTCAGCGCCAGGCGCTGCGGTCGGAGAGGATCGGGAGGGCGCATCGGATATCAGTGGCGGAGGGAATTAAACTTATGCAAATCAGACTGAAAAACTCATGAAAAATATTCCAAAATTATTCTGCGTTGATTTCGCTGCTACTCTACGGAATAGTACCCCATTATGATCAATAAATACTGAGTTATACTTTAAGGCGTCTTGTTCTGGTTTCTGGTTGCCGTGTCCTCTTTGTCGGGGACGCGGCTTTTTTACAGGAAAACCATGGAAAACCAAGAAAACACGCCGAAAAAAGATCAAATCCCCGAAGAAATTATTGTTTTATCCCCGAAAAGAGAGCGTTTTTGCCAGGAATATATCATTGATTTGAACGGCAAACAAGCCGCGATACGTTCCGGGTATTCTGAAAAATCTGCCGAAGTAACCGCATCAAGACTGTTAAGCGATGTTAAGGTCAAAGCCAGAATCGCTCAATTGATGGCCGAACGCGCAAAGCGCTGCGAAGTAAAACAAGATGATGTCATCGCCGAGTTAAAGCGTCTCGGCTTTTCCGATATGCGGAATCTCGCCGAATGGAATAGCGTTCTTGTAAAACTCAAGGATTCTTCGGAAATATCCGATTCGGACGCCGCCTGTGTCGAAAGCGTTTCTCAAACCGTTTCAAAAGATGGCGGATCACTTTCCATAAAGCTGCATTCAAAAACGAAGGCGCTCGAATTGCTTACCCGGCACCTCGGCATGTTGCACGATAAAATCGACCACACCACCAAGGGCAAGGAACTCGCGCAGCCGCCGGTTTTTCAAATAATCGACGACAAAACAAAGGCGCAGTGTGAGCAGCTCATCGCCGGAGGCGGGCGCGAATCAGAAGCGCCATTAACAGCGGCGCCGCCCGATGGAAAATGATAACCAAAACAACTAACGTTTTCACACGGAACCTTGATGCTTACCTCAATAAAAAAATCCGCCGCGCAATCAACCAGGGCGGCACGTCAAGCTCGAAGACCTTCTCGATCATTCAGCTTCTTATTTTCATCGCCGAATACGCAAAACGCGCAATCATCATTTCCGTCGTTTCCGAATCCGTTCCGCATCTTAAGCGCGGCTGCCTGCGGGATTTCAGAGCGATCATGGGCGAGCGGTTCGAGGAAAAGCGATGGAACAAAACAGACTCGATTTACACCTTTCCGAACGGAACACAATTTGAATTTTTCAGCGCGGATAATTCCGCGAAGTGCCGGGGCGGCCGCCGCGACATTCTTTTCATTAACGAGTGCAACAACCTCTCGTATGATACATATATGGAGCTTGATATCCGGACACGGCTTTTCACGTTCCTCGATTTCAACCCGGTCGCCGAATTCTGGTGTCACGAGCAGGTCATCCCTTACGAAGAAAATGCTTTCATTCATTCGACATATCTTGATGCACTTCATGTCCTCGAACCAGCGGTCGTCAAGAATATCGAATCTAATAAAGACAAGGACCCGAACTGGTGGAACGTCTACGGCTTGGGAAACGTCGGAAAGATCGAGGGCCTCGTCTATCCATTCTTCACGATCATTGACCAGTTTCCGACGCTTTCCAGCAATATCGAAGTATTCGGTCTCGATTTCGGTTTCTCGGTGGACCCCACGGCGCTCGTTAAAAATTGGATACGCGAAAAGAACCTATACTCCGAGGAACTCATCTATCAACGGGGCATGGACAACAATCAAATCAGCGTCAAGATGCAAGAACTCGGCATGCGGAAATCTCACGACGTTATCGTCGCCGACAATTCCGAACCGAAAAGTATTTCCGAGGTCGCCGGGTATGGATGGAATATCATCGGCGTCGAAAAGAAGCCCGGAAGCGTCGAGTTCGGACATCAGAAAGTCAATCAGTACAAGCAGTATTGGCTAAAGTCAAGCACGAACTGTATAAAAGAGCAGCGGAATTTTATGTACATCAAAGATAAAAACGGCAAGTTGACAGAAAAGACGACCCATTATTTCAGCCACGGCATGGACGCGCGGCGATATGCAATCCAGGGCCTGGGGAATGTAACCGGATACAACCTTTCCGCGATGGGATCACTCGATTAAAAAGGAATTTATATGGCAAAAAAAATTGAAAACAAAACAATGCTCGATGGATGGGGGAACGTGATAACGGGCCTCGGAGTCAAGGGGCGCGACCGCAAGGAAGACACTATGTTTTCCTCAGAGTTTCGCCTTTCTGAAATGATATGCCGCAATCTGTTCACGTACTCGGGCCTTGGCCGCCGTATCTGCGAAATGCCGGTTGCAGACGCTTTCCGGAAATGGTTTACCATTGAAGGAGACACGGACAACACGATTCAGAACGAAGTCAAGCGCCTTGCGGTCAAACAGGAATTGACTCGCGCCTGGGCATGGTCGCGTTGCTATGGCGGAGCGTTGATTGTGGTATCTGCGAACGATGGGCGATTTCTCGACGAACCTCTCGACGAAGCAAGTATTAGGGATATCGAAAAGCTTCGGGTGTACCACAGATGGCGGACCTCCCGCATGTCATACTATCTCGATCCGGACGATCCGAAATACGGAGAAACCGAATGTTTCATGATCGCGCCGAATCAACCGTTTCAAACTTCGTTTTCCGTTCACGAATCGCGTTGCCTCATTTTCGACGGCGTGGACGTTGCGCCGGAAATTCGTATCGGGAATCAGTGGTGGGGCGACTCTGTTTTCCAGGCGATATACCAGCGCCTCCGCGGCCTTGGTGAGAGCTATTTGAACGTCGAGCATATTATCGGGGAATTTTTGTTGATGATCATGAAAATCAAGGGGCTTTCTCAAAAACTCGCCGAGAAAAAAGAGGACGAGGTTGTCAATCGCATCATGATGAACAATCTTACGCGCCACCTCATGGGGGGTTATGCCATCGACGCCGACGGCGAGGACGCGACCAGGATAAGTGCGACGACAACCGGCCTGCGGGACCTCATGGAAGTGCTCATGATGGGCCTCTCCGCCGACGTGCAAATCCCCATCAGAAAGCTATTCGGTTCACCGATCCAGGCAGCCGGACTTGGCAAGGATGGCGACCAGGAAACGAACGATTATAACGAGTGGGTCATCGGCCAGCGCGACAAACACGCGCAGAACCCGACCGAACGACTCGTCAAACTCCTCATGCTGCAAAAGGCCGGGCCGTTCCACGGGAAAGAACTGCCGAACTGGAAAATAATGTGGAACGCAATCCAGGAGGATTCACTATCTACGCAACTCGATAATAAGAAAAAGCAATCGGAAATCGACCGCACTCATTGGGAAATGGGAGTCATGGATGAAAATGAAATCCGGAAAAACCGCTTCGGCGGCGACTCGTATTCTCACGATACGGTTTTGAAAGGGAAGGCGCCGGGGAAGACGAGCGAGGAAGATGATCCGGGTGCGGTGACCCACGGGGATTCCCTGGATGATGAACAAAAAGCCGCCATGGAGCACGAAAACAAGCTCGGCGCGGGGGCGGAGAAAAGGAAAAAACTTCCTGCGCATAAGCGCGGATCGGTTGTCATGGCTGAATTTGAAAGGGGCACCCTACACTCAGGCAACGGCGCAATAGTGACGAGTAGGGAACAGGCGATTGCGATAGCGGCAAACGAAAGCAAGGATTGATTTAACCCACAATACGGAGGTATTCAGTGGAAGCGGAAAAGAAAGTTCTCGTCGGTGAAATCCCGAAGCCGCCGGTCGGTAGGCTGGAGGCTGGAAGCGAAATCCCGATGCCGAAAGGCAAGGGCAAGATGGTTTTCGTTTCTTGCAGCGCGCCCTTTGATTTCGAGGGCAAGCGGGTCCGGCGCGTAGCGCGGCTTGATAGCAAAGAGCGTGCCTACAAAAAGCGAATCATGGCCGAGAAAGGATTCAACGGAAAGCAGTTTCGAAAGTGGGTCAAGGAGATGCGCCGGAAGGACGCCGCGAAGGCGACAACTCAAACGGAGGTAAAAGAATGAACGGAATGCAAAATGACTTGCCGATGGCGACACGGGACGCGATTGATACAACAGAAACCGCTCTGCCCGAAACGCCAAAAGGTGGAAGTGGAAAAAGGATTTCGCCCGAAGAATTCAAAGACCCAGAAGCAAGATACATAGCGCAGATTGCCAATTGCGTAGACGACCTTTATGAAAAATTCCGCACGCTTCAAACCCGTTGCAATAGCGTCCTTGCCATGCAGGCGCAGATCGAGGCGCTGTTGAACGAATTGAAAATCAGGATGCGCGGAAAAAAATCGGAACCGAAAAAAGCGCGGGCGAAGAAGTGAACTCCCTCGACCTCCATTCCCTCCGCCGCAAGCGCCCTCCAAAGCGCTTTCCCCGCACGCAGGTGATGCGGCTGCCATCCCGCGTATGGAGCGACTACGGAGCCGCCATCAAAGAACGGATCATCGATAAGTGGCGCGAAGCAACGCAGCGCATTATTATCGACCGGCTGCCAGCAATCGAACGCATGGTTGAATTCGAAAGGCCCGGCCCCATGCGAGCGGACGCTTGGCCGGATGAAATGGGCCACCAGCTCGTTGAACTCAATTCTGAATACGATGCGCTTGCGAAACAGTCGGCGGATATCGCCGCCGGAACATTCAACGCCGTGAATGGCGTATCCCATCAACAATGGTACGCCGTGGCCAAGCGCGTCATGGGTGTCGATCTTTTTTCGTTCGAGCCATGGCTGGAATCAGAGTCAAAGGCGTTCATCCACCTCAATACGGACCTCATCACGAAAATAAAAAGTGAAGTCCAATCCGACGTTTCCCGCGTTGTCATGGGCGGCTTCCGGGAAGGGAAGCGCCACGAGACGATTGCCAAGGAGCTGCTAAGCGGAACCGACCTCGAACCGGGCGTGTTCAACAAGGCCGAAACACGTGCGGAGCTGGTCGCCCGCGATCAAACAATGAAACTCTACGGCGACCTCGCGCAAAAGCGGCAGGAAGGCGCGGGACTCACACTTTACATCTGGCGAACACTTGAAGACGAGCGCGTCGTCGGCAATCCGGACGGGAAATATCCGAAAGGCTCGCCCGGCCATCACGATCATTTTGTCATGGATGGCAAAGTCTGCAAATGGAATGACCCGACCGTGTACGCAAATACTGTCGAACGAGCAATTGCGGGGGATTGGATTAAAAGAAATAAAAGTATGCCGCAAGTCCACCCAGGCGTCGAGATTCAAGACCGGTGTTATGCGGAGCCTGTTTTTCAAACGTTGTTTCAATAGCTATTATGTCAATACCTAAAATTCACCATATGCTCTGGACAAGCAATAACGACTTCGTGCCAAAGTTTCACGATTTCCGCCTATCTTGGATGCGGAACAATCCGGAGTGGAATTTCAAGCTATGGCGGCTTAAAGATTTGCCGTACGATCAATTTCCCGGAAAATGCAACGAGCTTTTATTTTCCGAAAAGCTTCATTGGGTTTTAAAATCCGACATTGCCCGCTGGCTTATCATTTGGCTTTATGGCGGCGTATACTCGGACACGGATGTCGAATGCCTTAAGCCAATGGACCGCTTTCTCGATGATAAGGCCTTTTGTGCACATAGCATTACTCCGAATATCGTGGGCAATGCCGTTTTCGGCGGCATATCCGGATATCAGCTTTTTCTCGATATCGCCTGCGCGGAAGCCGAAAAAATAAGCAGCAACATTGAGGGCGCAAACAAAACTATCGTTGATTATGGTGTCAACCTCGCCGGGAAAATGCTTTTACAATGTGAAAAGATTTATCCGGCAGAATACTTTTATCCGGTTTCCTGGGGACAACGCAGAGAGGGACGGGCAAGGCCCGCAAGCGACTACCCCGACGCTTATTGTATGCACCATTGGAGCGGCATGGATGAAGACGGCTGGTACTCCGAAACGATAGGGGCGGGAAGGCGCGTGCGTAGTATTCGGCAACAAGCTGAGCCGGCGGCGACTTACGTGTTTTACGGGAAAAATACCCCGCAGGCCATGAAAAAAGTTCCCGAAAGCAGGCGCGCGGTTTCTTGTCGTCGATTAGTCGCAATGGAAGAGCCAAAGCCAATATTGGGCGGAGCGATAATTCCGAAGATTATTCATCGGATATGGATAGGCGGAAAACCTATTGACGAAAAAACGGAAAAATACATTGAATCTCAAAAGGTAATTTGCCGCGACTATCATCATTTTTTATGGACAGATGAAAAAATAAAAGAGATTCATGAATTTATTTATCCCTCGTCCTTGCAAATGCTAAATGACGACAGATTGAACCCCGTGATAGGGTCCGATATTCTCCGCTATGAATTGTTGCGTCTTTTCGGGGGAATCTATCTTGATACCGATGTTGAAATATTAAAGTCGTTCGACGAGTTTCTAGTCATGCCTTTCTTTTGCGGCATGGAAAGCAAGGATAAAATAGGCTCGGCGATACTTGGATCAATACCATATTACCCCGTGTGCTCTGAAATGTCGAAAAAGATTTATGCCAATTATCTTGACAGGGGAATTCCAAAAAACTCTTATCAACAACTGATTTTTGGAGGGCCGTATCTGCTTACCGATATCATAAAAAACCATCCGTCGATTCGCCCATTTCCCCATGAATATTTTTATCATAGCAATAAACCGGCTGAAAATATAACGCTTCATTTTTTTTACGGGGGAAAAGACAAAAACGGATGGACGCACCAACTGAGGCAACCAAATAGATTTAACCCTTTATGAGCATTCCGAAAATCATCCATCAAGTATGGGTCGGCGATTTCTTCGACGAGCAGCTTGTTATTTACGCCTCGGAGGTATCGCTATACTGCGAGATAAATGGATATGATTATTATTTTTGGAATTTAAATAGAAGCGGCGATGAGCTTTTCGTAAAACACGATCTTTCCTATGGACTTTGTAAAATATCCGATCTTAACAAAAACAACACTGTTTTAGAAATGATAAAAGACGAGAAATTACCCGCCGTAATCAAGGCCGATATTTTGAGATTCATGATTTTGGAAAGGCTTGGAGGATTTTATGTTGATGTCGATATGATAATCTTAAAACCCCTCGAAGGGTTTTTACAGATGGAGTATGTTTGTGGACATGAGAAATGGACGAACCTTGTTTGTACCGGATTTCTCGGTTCGCCCTCCGGGTCATTGGTCAATACCGAGGCAATATGTTCCATTGTCCATTCTTACGAAAAGGTTAAGATTGAAAACCGATACCCCGAAAACGTCGACGAAGTGATACTATTCAGCGGCCCGGCGATGTTCACGGAACTCATTAAAAAGTTTCCTTATATAGAACCGTTTCCGGTCGAAACGTTTCACGCGTGCCCGGTTCCCGAATTGAAAAAACAATTTACACTGCATTATTTCGCGGGTTCAAAAAAAGGCGGGTGGGCCGGGGATGGATGCAAGGGAAAAAAATGTTCAATATGCGAAAACAGGAAAGAATGTAGTATTATCCTTGAGGAAAGAAAATAATGGAAACGATATTACCCGTTAAAAATATAAAAACATTATGGATAACCCTTTCGAATCGATGCAACCATCGGTGCGCCTTTTGTTACCAGACGGACTTTGAGGCGATTCTATCGAAAATAGTTTTTAAAAATATAGAACCGATTTATCCGACGATTTCCAATTGTCTTTTACAGGGAGGCGAAGTCACCGTTTTGGGGATGACGCGCCCATTCTGCGATGAAATACTTTCCGTTAACAAATCGGTAAAGTTTGACATTGTGACAAACGGCCATGAATTCGGCGAGGAATGGCAATCGTTTTTTATCGAACATGGCCGGGCGGTCCATTTTTCAATCAACGCCTCGAAAGACTACACCTATCAGAAAATAACCCGCGGCGGAAATTGGGAAAGACTTCTGAGCAATATTTGGTCAATGGTTGAATTGAAAAAAGAGAGCGGATTATCGGAGCCCATTATACGGGCGAGCATGGTCGTCACCGACGACAACGTGGAGGAAATCTACGAATTTGCCAGAATGTGCGAATTTATGGGTTTAGATGCTTGTAATATTACCTATGATTGTGCGCATTTTCCTAAAAATGCGGAGCGCGTGATCGCCGAAGCGACCAAACTGCAAGATGTTAAAATCGTTCATCCCTCGTGGCCAAGCGCTCTATTAAGCCGGGCGCGCGGAATTCCGACGCGACGAGAAAGACAAATGCACAACAACGAATTTATTTGCCAAAACGCTTTTGAAAGCCTCATGGTCGATATAGATGGGCGCGCCCGCTTTTGCTGCCTTATGGACACCCGCATTGGCGATCTTTCGATAAACACAATCGAGGAGGTATGGAATAGCGAAGAGGCTCAAAGAATTCGCCGCTGCTTTACTGAAAATAAATACCGGGAAGCCGGTTGCGTCGTTGAGCGGTGCATGGCATTTAACTAAGGAGAATTATGGAAGGAATTGAAAAATTAATAGAGGTAATAAGTCAGGGGTCACCCGCTTGGTTTATGTCATGTAAAGAAAGGATCTTGCTCGTTAGTCTTTTGCATATTTTAAAGCCGAAAGTTGTCATTGAGCTCGGCGTATTGAATGGGGGCTTTACAAAGCATATCGCGGAAATAGCCGATGAAATTTATTGCGTCGACGTGAATAAAATTGAGGGACTTCCCGAGAATGTGAAATCTTTTACAATGCTGACCGACACCTTTTTCGAACAGCACCCCGATTTAAAAGCCGATATGATAATCGTAGATGCGGGACACCAAGAAGAATTTGCTTATCGGGATATGAAAAACAGCATTAATAGAGGGAGGGTGATTTTGATGCACGATACCGGTACCGCCTTTACGCGCCGGGGATACGCCAAGGCCATTCAGGAAAATATTGATAACATAGTTTATTATGATCTCGACTTCATTGAAAAGCAGGAATTCGAGACGAAGCAGTCGGTTGAGATTTGGGGCGGTATCGGGATAGTGATAAAAAAATGAAAGCAATCGACGCCACTGAAACAATCGGTCGAATGCTGAAAAAAGTCGTCGACGAAAACCGGCATACTGGCGACATCAATGTGTCGATGAGCTGCAACCAAGGCGGCATTCGCTCGGTTAAAATTGAGGTCATAGAAACCCGGATATCATCGTTCGAATTTGAAACACAAAAAAAAGATATTGACAATGGTTCGAAATAATCGTATATTATGCGAGTAAAGACATTCCCGGTTTCTTTTTGACCGCAATTGTGCGTTCTCATAAAGCCCGGTTCTCTGCCTAACGGCGGGGGATCGGGCTTTTTTATTTGTCTCGCGAGGTTTTATGCCGAATATCATCAAAGACGCGCAGAGGATCGATAAGGCCCTCATCATCGGCAGCATCAAGAAAACCGACGACGGATATTTGCAGGGCAACGCCGTTGTTGCTCGCTCCGGAATCCTCGAATACTACGAAAACGGAAAAGTGGTCCGCGAGCTCGTGACGGATGAAGAGCTCGCCAAAGCCGATTCTCTCCTGACCCTCAAAATGAAGCCTGTCACGAATGGACACCCCTCGGTTAAGGTTGTTACCTCCCAAAACGTGAAACAGTTTCAAGTCGGATTCACGGGTGAAAATGTTGTCTGCGAAGACGGTCGCCTGGTTACCCCGATCACGATAAACGACAATGTTGCCATCACCGATGTCGAGGCCAACAAACGCAGGCAGCTTTCCTGCGGGTATATCTGCGACGAGATCGAAGAGCCTGGCGAATGGAACGGACAGCCCTACGACCGCAAGCAGACGAACCGCCGATACAACCACGTCGCCCTCTGTGACCATGCCCGCGCCGGTTCGGTCGCGTCGCTTCACCTCGACGCCTCCGACGTTTACGAATGTGGAGAGCCGGATTTTAAAGAAAACAAGAAACAAAATAAAATCGACAATCAACCTCAGAAAAGGAGCAGACCCATGCCCGTTACAATAAAAATTGATGGAATCGACTACCCGGAGCAGGCCCCGGAAGTGGCAAAGAGAATCGAAAAGCTCGATGCCGATATCAAAACGGCCCAGGCGGCGACAGCGGCAATCCAGACGAAGCTCGACGCAATGACCGCCGACCGCGATGCGACGAAAGTCAAGCTCGATGCGGCCAATGTGGAGATCGCGACGTTCCCCACAAAAGTCGTGACCGCCTCGAAGGCCCGCGCCGATCTCGTTGCGATCGCAAAGCCACATCTCGACAAAGCGGACCAGGAAAAGATCGATACGTTGACCGATGCCCAGATCAAGAAGGCCGTCGCCCTGAAAGCCTTCCCGGCCAGCAAGGTTAAAATCGACGCGGTCAAGGAAGACGCTCTCGATGCCGTCAACACCTGGTTCGACGCAGCAATCGAACACCTGAAAAACGATGTCATCGATACGGCTGCCCGGCAGAACCGGCAGGATTCCGTAGGTGTCGACAAGGTCCACGTCGACGGTTGCCAATGCGACGCCTGCGCGAATGCGGGAAAATCCGAGGACATCAATGAGCATTGGAAAAAGAACAAAGAGGATTCGTTCGCAAAAAAAGGTAAGTAGGACCGGACACTAAAACCAGGAACAAGAACTTTAACTAATAGCAATAGAAACCTTAAAAGGAGTGATATAAAATGAACATCCCTCAAACATCTTACGCGATGTACTTCACCCAGGCAATTCTCGGAATGCAGGCGCTGGCCTCCGAAGTTGCGCGAAAAATTTCCCGCACGGCTGCCGGCATTATCTATTACGGCCGGGCCGTGATCCAGAGCCGATTGTATGACAGCGTGTGCCGCCTCCCGCGGGCGAATAAATTTACCATCACGGTCACCGGCTCGACGATGAGCGCCGGCAGCATGGTTTCCGCTATCACACATGGAACCATCGCAAACGGCGAGGTTGCGGCCAGCACGTCCATAACCACGGTCACTACCGCTTTCACCTCCAACCTTGCAAACACGATGATCCAGCATGCTGCCGATATCGCAGCAGCTATGGAGGACTGCTTTACGTGCGTGCGATCATCCGCAACAATCGTTTATATTGGCGATTGTGAGGATATTACAGCAGTCACGACATCATTTACCAGTCCCGGCTCCGGCGACGATGCCGCGGCGACCGCAGCAATCACGACCGCCGATGTAGCCGCCGACCTTCTTGGCCTCGCATACTTGACCCATAACCGCCAACAGCAGTTGACCACCGGCTACACCTATTTCGAGGACAAGGAGCCGGTCAACATTTGTCAGGGTGGAACGATTTGGGTTTATGGCGAGGAAGCATTCGGCCCTGCAGATGCGCTATACGTCCGACTGATAACCAATAGCACCAAGTACGCGGGCTACATCGGGAAATCAAGCGACTCCTCGAAATGCGTGGCCCTTACCGGCGCAAAGGCGGGGACAACAATCTCAGCAGCCGGAATTGTGCCGGTCACGGTCAACTGGCCTCAGTAATCAAACCGGAAAGCGTGGATATTAAAAACAAGAACCATTAACAAAATGAAAATTTAACAAAAGAGGTCAAATATGCCTTTCAAAATCATCAAAGTCGACGGACAGAACCGGACGGTCAGGGACTTCGACCGCGTTGGCGGCGCAAAGTTCGCAATGGATGCCATTGACGCAAATCTTTCGGTGTTCTTCCAACGCCAGTTGGAATTCATCGAAAACGACCTGAACTTCGTCGAGTACGGCGAGCTCAAGTCGTTCAAACACATTCCCATCGAATCGCGCGGCGGCGACAACCTGTGGTACACCTGGCGCTTGTTCGACAAGGTCGGCAAGTGGAAAATCAGCGGTGAAGACGCGGACGACGTTCCGGAAGTCAACATTATGGGCGCCGAATTGCCGGTCCCGATCCGCTGGCTGACCGGCGGGTTCAAGTACAACATCAAGGAGCTCCAGAACGGCAAACAGGCGTCGGCAAACTATCCGAACCAGCCCTCTCTCCAGATCGAGCTCCAGAAGGCAAAGGCATGCTATGAGGCATATCAACAGCTCGTCGACCAGATTGCCTGGTTTGCCGATCCCGCGTCCAAGGAATACGCGGGCCTCACCGGCGTGTTCTACAATTCGTATATCAGCACGGTCGCCGCGGCTGCCGGTACGCATAACTCCAATACCAAAACGAACTGGTTCAACAGTTCCGGAGTTGTGCAGAAAGACCCGCTCGACATTCTCGCCGACCTGAACGCGATGCTGACCTACATCTGCAACATTACCCTTGACCGGTATGCCGCGGACACGATCCTCATGCCCATCTGGCATTATAACGCCCTCGTCAATACGCCTCTGTCATCAGCGTATCCGCTGCTCACGATTATGCAGCGGTTCCGCGAAGACCATCCTGAGATCAAGATGGTCGATAAGCTCGTGAACGCCGAGAGCGTACCTGCCGGCGGAAACATCGCGACCGCGAGCGACATTATCCTCGCGTACAAGAAGGACCCGGATGTCTGCAAGCTGGTTCTTCCCCGGACGTATACGATGATGCCCGTCCAGGAACGAGGGTTCAACTACATCGTTCCGTGCTACGCGACGACCGCGGGCGTGATCACGAAGAAACCGAAAGCGATGTGCATGCTCACCGGGACGTCCCTGGCACATGTCGGATCGTAACCGAAAGGACGGTATAAGGCGAATGTAGCGGGCGGCAAAAGGACCGCCCGCGTTTTAAAACTCAAATCAAACGGAGGATCTCATGATTATCAATCGCAGGACCCCGAACGATCACCAGATCGAGGGTTTCACGTTTCACCCCGGCGCCCAGTTCGTCGCCGACGATTTCTATCGCTCCAAACTCGAAAAAAACACCGATTTCAAAGCGCAACTTAAGGCGCGGCTCATGGTCATCGATGAGCCGCCGGAAGAGTTGTCGAAGGACCTACTCAAACCCGGCAAGGAAGGCAAGCTCCCTGATGTGAAAAAATCACTGGCCGAAACAGTTGTCGCGCTTCCGGAAGAGCGGGCGATCGCGATAATTCGAGACATCGTCGACGGCAAGGACCTTAAAGAAATCATTCGGCTCGACAAGCGGAGCAAGGTCGTCGAGGCTGCGGAAAAACAGATCGAGGAGCGACAAGGAACAATGGACGGCATGGCTCCGAAGCTCCCGAAAACGCATCCCGGAAACATGGTTATCAACGATCCGAACAAGGACATGGATTAATGAGCGTTTCCGCACTCATCGTCGCGATTGCGCCTGCGTATGCAGCCGACACGCGGCTTGCCACCTTTACGACGATCGCAACGGGGCAAACAAGCAGGGCGCGGTTCGGGGAAAATTACGAATACGCGATCGCGCTGCGAGTTTGTCACATGATCGCGCGCAACCCGATAGCCGGTCCGGGGACTTCCGGAGCCGTTACCAGCGCTACGGAAAAAAGTGTTTCGCAATCGTATTCGGTTCCGCAGGATTTGCAAAAACGGTACGGGGATCTGTGCAGTACTCCCTACGGCGCGCAGTTGGCGGGTTTGATCGACGGGAATATTGTCGCGCATCTTGCGGTCGGGGGTGGCGGAACGGATACGCTGGCCGGAAATCAGGGAAACGACATATGATATGTTGCGGGCCAAAGTTGAAATCATCGAGAAGGATACCGGATATAGCAAACTGAAAGACGCATTGCTCCGGTTGTCGGGTGGATATGTCAAGGTGGGATTTCCCGAGGGCAAAGCGCCGGGAAGTCCGGGCGATCCGGGGAAGGCCAGGAAAAAAGGTAAGCCGAAAAAACCCTGGGACAATATGAGCGAAGTGGCTCGCGTCGCCACTTGGAATGAGTTCGGAGTCCCGGCAAAAAACATTCCGTCGAGGCCATATTTTAGAGAAGCCGTTGACGGAAATCGGGAAGCGCTCAAGGAATTTAAGGGTGATATTTATAAGCAGGTTTTACAGGGGAAAATTACTCCCCACCAAGCGCTCGAATTGATCGGACTCTGGATGCAAAACAAAATCAGGGAATCGATTTTAAAGGGAGGTTGGATTGCAAATGCGGAAAGAACGAAGCGGGCCAAGGACTCGACAAGGCCGCTTATCGATACCGGGCAAATGATTAATTCTTTGAATTTTGTAAATAGCCTGACGAAAGAAAAATAATGCTTTTCTTCTGCAATAGAACTCTGAACTGCAAGTCCTTCCTCGAAGGAACGCTCGACCATGGCATATATACACCTGGGGCGTCGATCGCCTTTACCATTCAGGCCGGGGTCCAGGAAGTAACGCCGCAGGAACTTGCCTTGCTTGACGAGGGCAAGCGGACGAAGAAAAGCGCTTATCTCATAACCAATTCAGAACTTCGCCTGGCGACGCAAACAACGAAAGCGGACCAAGTTGAAATAGATAGTGAATGGTACGAAGTTGAATCGAAAGCAAAATGCGCGAGCGACGTGATAAACCACATGGAGTACATTGCGCTTAAAATCGAGAATCCTGTATGATAACTATTGCGATTTTAAATTTATAAAGGAGCCATATCATGGACAAATCTTTCGTTCGGGATGCCTTTTCCGGTCTCTATACTCCCGGCAATTCGGGAAAGGACATCATCAAACCCAAAGGGGTTTTCGTCTTCGAATATCTGGACAAAACGGGAAAATTGCTATGGAAAGACGCCATCAACAACACCATCATGGACCTCGGCGCGAACCTGATGCTCAATCAATGTTTCGGGGCCGCGCAGAATGCGGCCTATTTCATGGGCCTCATATCGAGCGTCGGATATACCGGGATCCCCGTCGTCGGCGATACGATGTCATCGCATGCCTCATCGAACCATGTATGGGTCGAAGCGGGTAACGGCAGCAACTATCCCAACTGGTCGACGCCGGCCTCCAATGCACGCGCAACTCTCGCATGGAGCGCGGCAGCAGCTCGCGCGAAAGCGCTTTCCTCGGCGGCGGCGTTCACCTTCGCCACAAATGGCGGGACCGTGAAAGGCGCGTTCATCGTGACCGGGTCCGGCGCCGTGGCCACGAATAACGACACGAACGGAACTCTTTTCTGCGCCGGTGTTTTTTCCGGCGGCGACCAGGTGGTTTCGGTCGGCGGAACATTGAGCGTATCGTATTCGGTGACGTTGTCATAAGGTTATTAAAAAGGCGGCGATCTTCATTTCCCGGATCGCCGTCGCATTTCCGCGAGGTGAATTGAATGAAAAAAATCCTCGGAATCATCATCGGGGCTCTTTTCGTTTACGGACTGTCCTGGATTTTCGGACTGGTCATCGCCAGTATGCAAATCGCAAATTATTGAGAATATAAAATAATCGTAAGGGAGAAGGAAATGAAAAAAGAATTATTGGGATTGGCTCTCATATTGATGATATCGACCGTGTGGCCTACAGATACATTGAGATTTATTGACGTAGCGAACACAACCGGTACAAACACAGGGCGCGACCCTGATAATGCCTGGAAATATATTGACAGCATAAACCGACCTATACCCGCCCCCTTTCGGTGCTACATTTTGGGAAATGCCGGTGCTACCCCGAGCGCAACCATTACCACTGCTGGAACGTCAAGTTGGCAGCAAAACTTATCCTATTATTCATTATGGCCGCGAGATACTCTCAAAATATCTGGCAACATAGTTAATGGATCAAATATAATTTCGAATGCTGATCGACCCTTAATTCTTGAAATATTTGCGTCAAGGAACATTCGAAATAACTCCCATACTGAAAAGGCGTTCGTGGTAACCGCTATCGCAGCTTTATTGCCATGTGCATCAACGACCGTAAATTTTGCTGTTGGACGAAATGTCCTTGGAAAAACCTCCGGGGCAAAGGGGAAAATACAAAAATATGTGTCAGATAGTTTATGGGTCGTTGTTTTATCAGGCACATTTGTAGACGGTGAGTGGATTTTTTCCGCCAATGCCACAACTTATGCCAAAGATTCGGTAAACGGGGCTGGCATCGCCGGGACCGTTGACCTTGACAATGGACTCGTGATCAACGAAAAATATCCATATGCCACTACTACCGGTGCGGCCTTTACTATTGATCGCGATGCCGGATATGACGAAGCCCACGCCCTGAACGATGCTGCATGGACTATGAAAATTGCCGACATGGACGCAAGGACGGATTCACTGTTTAAAATCACATTTACTGGTACAAACCAACTCGTCCACGCTACAGGTTCGACGGTCCTGCAAGGACTTTATGTCACGGGAAGCACCAACAGCAGCGGGCAGATTTTAGACTATTCTGCTTGCGGATTGTTGAGATATATAATTGTCAAGCAAACGGCGACCGGGCCGGGTGTACATTTATATTTGGGCAACTCATCTTCCATTACAAATTTTATTGGTATTGGAGCAACAGCGACTACTGCCCCTCTTTACCTTGACAATACCGCGCTTCAACGCATTGAAAATAGCGCCGTATACGCCGGGGCGGGATATGGAGTAAATGGAACCGGGGGTAGTAAATTTGTGAATTTTAATTCCGGTGTGGACTTGAATAACGTGGACTACGACATCCAGAATCAGAGCGGGCGTATTCGGGGGCTTGATATCCTTTGTGACGGCAAGGGAGCTGGTACACTACGAGCACCTTCTTATGATTCGAAAGACAATACAACAGAAATGCAAAATTGGCAGCGGGTATTCGGACAAAATTTGACCCGGATACATAACGGGTGGATCACTCAACTTTATGTCGGAGCCGCTACTGATCCTGTTAAGCGGGCTGGAGGCTCTGATATAATAATGCAGATTACTCAGAGCGAGGACGTGAAATATCAAGTTATGACTGAGGATTTATATCGTGTAATTTGGGAGACTCATTTTTATGATACCAACACGACAGGTTTTGATACAGTGAGATTTTATTTCCAAAACAATGGTTTTGGAAATATCAATGCCAATGATACGAATTCAGCTCAATTTTATCTAAAAATATATTATCCCGATACCTATACCGATTCTACCAATTACGCTATTAGCTGGCACCAAGGTACTTGCAATTCACATCCAATACCTAACCGGGCAAGTACTTCCGATTGGGATTATTTACAACATGTTTGGGCACCGAAAGCAAAGGGTGATGTGATTTTCCAAATTTGCATGAAGCAACTTTTCAACGCTACGGCAAAAATTTACCTTGATCAAAAATACGAAGTTATTCATCAAATCCCTTAAGGATAACCATGGAAAAAATACTGATTTTTATACTTGGTATTGTGTCATTGGTGGCCTCGACGGATATTTGGTATGATGGTATGCCCCAAATACCCGGAACCGACACGACCGGGAATGTATGGTATAACGGCATGCCGCAAATACAACATTATGGCGGCGGGGGGACAAATCCGCGTCTCAAATGGCAGGGCGGAATCTCCGCCAACGCCGCGACAGCTGGAAATTATTATCCCGCGCGCGTCCCGACCATCACCGACACCCTATATTTGGATTCCGGCGTAGTCAATTGGGTAATGTCGTCCGTCCTGTCCGTAGGACATTTAAAAATCCATAGCGGGTATACGGGCACGGTGAAATATAACGATACCCTGCATGTCAATTATCTCGGCATTCATGCGGACAGTTCCCTATTCACCATGCCGGTAATCGTGCGGGACTCGGTGGTCTATGACAGTACATCGATTCCAATCGGGCAACCCGGCGGCAGAATACAATCCGTCGCCGGCTATACGCTGACGATCAAACCTACCAATAAAACAGGGTATCCCCGTGTCGTAAATAAGGGCAAAATCAGATGGCAATAAAACATATACCACAAATAACATCCGATTTAACCACGACGGACACATACGTTGAGTGGGAATTCGGCATTGCGGATACCTGGATCATCGATCTATACGTCCCAGGGGAATGGAACGGGAGCTCGTCAAAATTAGTAAAATTCTATTCGGACACGCCCGCATCCCAGACAACCATCGATTTATCGACTATCGGCAATGTTTCGGTTTCCTATATTGATTTCAAGGATATTGCCTTTGTGAATGGAACGGTTTATGCGGACTCTACATGCACCGGAATAAATCAAAATAATAGTGGAATTGTTTGGGGCGCGGTTACATCCACGGACGCCTCAACCATTTCCGAATCGCTCTCGGCGCAATTCGACGCAATTTCAAGTCTTGACGATACTTCAACACTATCGGAAAATCTGTCCGCACAGGGCGCAGGGGTTTTGAACGAATCCGATACATCGTCTTTGTCCGAATCGCTCTCGGCGCAATTCGACGCAATTTCAAGTCTGGCGGATACCTCGACTATTTCCGAATCTCTCGCAGCCGTCTCCGGCGCAATATCGAGCCAGGCCGATACAAGCGCTCTTTCCGAAATCCTGGCCGGGACCTTCGCAGCGATTTGCGATCAGTCAGATACGGCAAGCATTTCCGAATCCCTGGACGCATCCTTTGCGGCGCAATTGGCGACTCAATCCGATACATCGACTACGAGCGAAAATCTTTCCGCCGTCTTTGATGCGGTGTCGAGTCAGGCCGATGTAGCGTCGGTTTCCGAAGCGTTGAACGGGACATTTTCAACGACCTGCAGCATGGGGGATACGGCGGTCATATCGGATTCAATGGATGCGCAATATTCCCAAGGCTACGCGACACTCTCCGACACCTTGACCGTTTACGAATCTCTGACCGCTCAATCCGATTCGTCGCCCTCCCAACTTAGCGAGATCTATTTGCAGCGGAAACTTTATGACTGGATCGGAACGATACTCAATCTATGGAGCGGCCAGAGCATCAGGGCAATCAACGAGATTGCCTTCGTTTGGCACATGCAGAATATGCCGCGCTATAAAATACCGCTTCTTATGGGGCGTATATCTGCGGTCCAGCGGATCGGGCGCGATGTACCGTTCATGCCTGACAATTCAGGGTCCCGTCGCGGCGCGGGGATCCGTGAGTTTATGCTCTATCTGCAATTCTTTGGCGCCGGCGCGATCGATGCCCTTGAAAAACTCGTGGATGCAACCGACATGCCGGAAATGATCGCAAGCTTGCAGGCCAATGGTATAACGCCGGTTGAATGCCAGGATGTCCTGGACGCGCATGTTTTCCTTGATACAATGCCGGAAGAACGGGCGATGCTCGATATCCGGTTCCGCACGACTTCAGAGTGGTCGAGTACAATTGACGCTATCGAATCGGCGCAAATAACGGGCGAAATAAACGAATTGGACAATGTAACAATTAACGCATAACCTGGGGAGGTCAATCATGGGACAATATGACAAGATGATAAATATCTCGATCACGGAGGCCGCGCAAGGCATTTCCTTCACCGGGTTCGGGACCGTTTTGATTTTGACGTATGACGCCACGTTTTCACCGCGTACAAAATCCTATTCCGCCGCCGATGCCACGCTCTCCGCCGATTTGACCGGCGGTGTCGCGTCGGGCGCGTATAAGATGGCCCAGGCGATCTTTTCTCAGTCCCCGGCGCCGACAAGCATTAAAATAGGCCGCGTGGGGGCATATGAGGCGCTGGACGATGCCATCGACGCCATACTTCTCGACGACGTCGACTGGTATATAGTTATCACGTCGGACCGTACCGCGGCTGACGTTGAAGATTTGGCCGCGAAAATCGAGAGCCTGCAGAAGCTCATGATCTATGCGTCCGACGATTCAGGTATCCCGGCGACTCCGGACACAACGAGTCTGCCCGCGCTTTTTAAGGCCGCCGGCTACAACCGGACGGCGGGTATTTATAAGGCGGACGCGGCCACGGCCTTCGCCGACGCGGCGCTTGCCGGGTATCTCGGCGGACAGGACAAGCCCGGATCGTACACGGTTTGCTATAAAAAGCTCATCGGGCAGACTCCGGACGCGCTCACCAGTGGTGAGGAAGATATTATCCTGGGCGATACCGTAGACCCGACATCCGGAAAACATTGCAACACCTATCAGACCATCGGCGGGGCGGGGCGGCTTCGCTATGGAAAGGTTGCGTCCGGAAAATATATAGATTACATCATTTTCAAGGACTGGCTGACGGCCCGTCTGCAGGAAGCCATCTTTTCGCTCTTTGCGAGCACGCCGAAGGTCCCCGGCGACATTAATGGCGCAACCATGATACAGAATGCAATGGAGCCGGTTTTTAAGCTCGGGCAGGCAAACAACGCTATCACACAGTTTCACCAGGACGAAAACAAGAAACAGGACGGCGGATACTGGATCAGACTGCCGGAAATGTCCACGCGGTCGTCGGCGGACAAGCTCGCGCGCCATCTTTCGGGGATCACGTTCGGCTGCTGGTATACGGACGGTATCCATACAGTCGAGATCGACGGCATTATTTTGTAGTGTTTCACGTGGAGCATTGTTAAGAAGATACCTTAAAGTTTTCATATAGTAAATTGATAAAAAAGGAGATACACAAATGGGCGCAACAAAGACTTTTGATCCGAAGCGCTGGGCGTTGATTGTAGCCGGTGTCCCGGTCGTGGGACTGGCGTCCGACAGCATGATCACCGTCAAGCGGTCCGAGGACAGCTACACGAAATATGTGGGAGTGCTTGGCGAGGTCACCAGGTCCCGGCAGCACAACAAAACCGGCGAGTTCACGTTCAAACTCATGCAATCGTCCCCCCTCAACGATGTTTTTTCCGGCCTGAGAATTCTCGACGATATGTCGAACGCCGGCGTCGTGCCCATCGTGCTCAAGGATTTCAATGGGGCGACGGTCCTCACCTGCGGCGAAGCGTGGATTCGGAAGAACCCTGACTACGAGCTCGGAAAGGACA